TTAAGTGTTAGGGGTTCTCTCTAGCGTTTTTATTGCTTCCCCAGCCATTTTTTTACGGCTAGCCTTGCGGGTGTAGAGCGTTGGCATTTCGTCAGTGGTCCAGCCAAAAATTGCCTTCAGCTGCGAGTCTGTCGCCCCGTTTTCTGCCGCCAAAGTTGCCGCAGCTTTACGCATGCCGTGGGCGCGCCCTGGCACACCTGCCGCCGCGCAGCACTCGCCAAACCAATTCCCAAAACTTTCTTTCACATACGGCAACCCCTTAGCGGTCGTAATGAATGTCGAGCCGTGCGGGGTCGCGTCTATTGCCTCCTGCAATGCGGGGAGGATGGGGAGGTGCACTTCCACGCCATACTTTTCCGTTTTTATCGACAGGATTTTGTTCTTCACGTGCGCGGGGCCGACCCGGCAAACATCCCCACGGCGCAGACCGGTGAAGGCGAGAACCTCTAGCGCCAAACGTTCGCGCGTGCCGAGCGGCCAGCGAGCACGGTACTGCTCAATCTCCTCCGGGGTCCACGTGTGATGTCCTTCAGATTTGATTTTTAAGCGGGGTACGTCGCGCGTCGGGTTCGTGGTAACTGATGTTATTGCTTCATTTTCGATGGCCCAACGGTACATCGCCGACAGGTGTTTCAGAAAATTGTTTGCAGCCGATGGCGTGTGGGCTCGCTTATCACGCCCCCCGCGAATTGTGGAGGAGTTGATTGCGTCGAGCGGATGGTGTCCGGATTCTTCTGCGATTTTTTTGAGGAAGCTACTTTTTACGGCTCGCGTGCTGCGCTTCATCTCTCCAAATTCTGGGCTAGATACATACTGGTCGATTAACCAGCCCAGTGTCTCTGGCGCTCTTTTGGTCTTTTTCTGCGCTACTGTCGGCAGGCTAATTGCCTCGTCGTACGCCGCCATAAACTCCGGAGACCCGTACCTGCCGGGCAGTCGCACCCGCTTGCCTTTCCCCTTGCGAAAATACCAAAACACCCGCCCCCGCGCGACCTCGCGCAACACATAGGGCAGGCGCTTTCGTTGTTTTGTCATATGGAGGCGACCTTGGGCAATGGCTTGTTGTCATTGCTGTTCTCGGACGCATCGCTGCTTAGACGAATTGTCCCGTCGCTCTTTATTTCAATGGTTTTGACAGCGAGACCGCCTTTTTCTGCGCCTTTTACAGCACGCTCTATGTCTCGTTGCTTGAAAAGTGATTTGCTTGTCATTCATTGCTCCCAGTATCTGCAAAAGCCTCTGCCTGAGCAGCCTCAAACAGAGCTTTTGGGCCTATAAGCAAAGTGGTGTGCTAGGCATTGTGATGCGGGCAAGTAAAGTGCGGGCCTCTTTGCAGATCATAACCCCGCAAGCCGCGCATAAGCTCAAGCCGTCGCATCAGGTTACGCTCTTCCTTTGAGGTGACCTTTTTGCGCAGTGCTGTATCTGCTGTGCGCTCCAGCTCTTCATCCAGAACACCGCATAGGCACTCCATATACTCTGCAATACCATCGCTTTCGGAGCGCGGCTGGGTGCTTAGTGCTGAGGAAACATCAACCAGAACCCCAAGGCAGTCATAAAGGTCAACCAGCTCTTTGAGGGTCAGACTGTTCTTGTGTAAGTGAAACATAAGACACCCCCTTAAGCTGCGTTGTTTTGTTCCAAGATGTACTCAGCCCAAAGGCCCGAAATCCACTTAACGCCCTTTGCTGTAAATCGCGCTTGGTGGTAACGGTGCCCGTGATCTTCTCCTTCTTTTTCGCGAATACGGTGGAGCCTGATGTGCTCTTTATGGTACCGCCATTCCTTGGTTTTGTTGCCGTTCCTGTCTACCTTAAAGTAAATGAGGTCTTTGCTGATAAGCATCTGTTTGAACTGGCGCTCACTGGCATTGAGCATACGGCACACATCGCGAAACCCTTTAAGGCCGGACGTGTCTACATAGCGCTCGACAAAATCAACCGCTGGCTTGCTGGCCTCTATCTGTTGTTGTTGCTTTTCGTTCTGCTCAGCCAGATCAGCGGCTAAACGTAGAGCTTCTTTAAAACTTTTGGGTACTTTAAACCCTTGTGCTGCTTGCTCTTCCAGCTCCTGCCAGCGATCGATGATCGCTTTACGCAGTTTGACGTTGTAACCTGCGATCAGAGTTAGAGTTAGGTCTTTGGGCAAGAGATAGGATTTTTGGTCGCGCCCATAGCTGTCTTTTGAGATGTGCTCAAATTTGAGCCGATCTTCTGACAGGTCATCAAGCATCTTTTCTATGTCGCGAATGACATTCTTATGCTGTTTATTGCAACGCTCAGCAATTTCCTTGCTGCTCATCGTGATTTGGGTGTTGCTATTGGCAGGTACTGCAAATAAATCGGTCATATCAAAAGCCTCCTTGGTAGTGGGCATTTAAGGACCACTCACAAAGGGCTTTCGACGACCCACTGGTGAGCGGGAGGTTCGAAACCTGTACCAAGTCAGGCGGGTTTATTCCCCTTCCGGGTTTTGTATTCACCGCCCTCCCGCTCATAGCGAGATTTCGCGCTGGCAAAATCCAGACGCAAAAAAACCGCAGGTCTAACGGGTGCGGTGTCCGCTTGGCATTAAGAGGTTTCGACGCCTCAATGCGAACACTGCGCCCAGAAAAAACTTTTGTCAATCGCTTTTTGTAAGTCATGCTGCTGACCTCCGTGCTCGTACGTGCAGAATGATTGCCCGCGCTTTTTCCTCATTTGGGAATGCCATTCGGAGCCTGCAGCACAGATCCCATGGGTCTATACCAACGCGCTGCCAATAGGCCTCCTCATTCATTGAGTGTTGCTTTGTGTGCTCTGTATGAAACAGGGGTAGGCACCAGTAATCATCAGGTTTTTGCTGCCCACCACTTTGTGGTTTGGCATAGGCGAGGTTGCCCGCTCTAAGGTGCGCTGCCTGAACCCCGTCACCTTCTCGGCCACTGACAACGCAGGGCAGGGTGTGCAGCCACGAGAGGTAGCTGCGGTCCTTGACAGGGGCAGCGAGAGTATCCGCATATCCAGTCTGATGAGGTCGGAGACGAAAAGCCATCACGCCGCCTCCTTATGAAGCTCGGCGCGACGCTCAACCACGGCAGGCTCTAGCCGCGCCTTAACCATGGCAATCATGTGTTTGTAGGCGGTTGCATGTTCGTTGTCGCCGTGGGTCGCCTCAACGGCACTTTCAAACTCTGCCAGTGTTTTGGGTTCATCGTCCCCAAAACAGCCACGATTACACTCAATGTTGCCTGTTTTAGTCAGATAGGCAGTGAAAACACCATTTTCTGACCCTATCGAGGTGACGCAGATATAATCATCGAGGCGGCTGACCCGTGCATTGCTGCTGACCTGTGCATTGCCGCCGATCCATGCCTCGCCGCCGACCCATGCCTTGTCGCTGACCTGTGCATCGCCGTCGACCCGTGCATTGCCGCTGACCTGTGCATTGCCGATGACCCGTGCATCGCCGCTGACCCGTGCATCGCCGTCGACCCGTGCATTGCCGTCGACCCGTGCATCGCCGCTGACCCGTGCATCGCCGTCGACCCGTGCATTGCCGCTGACCCGTGCATTGCCGCTGACCCATGCATCGCCGTCATGCGACAGGCTGCCTTCCCTCTCGATCCAGCCACCTAAATCGCCTGCCGTGATATCGGCAAAATCTCTCAGCGCGCGAATGCGGTTCAGTGTTTTCCCGACAAATGTTTTTGTTTCGCCGGTGAGTTCATATTTTTTGGTCATCACGCAGCCTCCCTCTGTTTGAAGTCAGCCACGTTGCACTGGTGAACCTTGAATGTGGTGACACTCACCCAAGGGTTGGTATCCCAGCCAAAGCCGCGTTTTTTATTGAGGGTGTCCCATAGGTTGCGGAATTTTTTCACAGAGGTGTCGCATTCAGGGCAAGCTATTTCGGGCAACCCCAATCCCCCAGACAGTGCGCCTCTTACCCCGTTACCATCGCATGTGTGGCAATAGATTTCTTCGCCGTCATTACCTTCCAGCCACTCGGGGACGCCCTCTGCTTTTGCATCTTCCTCGGAAATATCCCGTAACAATTCCGCGCGCACATCTGTCACCTCAAGCGTGAGACGGGAATATTTGCGCGGCATGAAAATTGAGGGCTTCCATTTGCGCCCGTCGTCGTCGCCTACGGTTGCTCTGTATCTGATTTCCCCTAGCTGCGGGCATTGGCACGGGGCCTCTGAGCAGCCGCACTCGACTTCGTCGATCCGTGCCCATGTCTCGCGCACCCATAGCAGATCACCGACTGCGAACTGTGTTAGGCCGTGCATAGGGGCATCTATGACATGCGTTCTGACTAGGCTGCCTTTGAGATGCATGCGGTTATCGCGCTCAACGCCCTTCATAACCCGCCGCGTTTGCGTTTTACGCCCGCCCAGTAGAGCAAGGACCATTGGAGCAGAGAAAAGAATTGGTTTGATGGTCACTGCTTAACCTCTTGCATTTGTTAGTGCAGTTTCGGCAAGATGATGAGCCGCGGCCTTATACTCCCATCCATGACATGGGGGTGAGTAGGGGTAGGCGTTCACCATACTCTCCAATGCTTCAATCAGCGACTTACGCTGTTCGTTCAGCATTTGGATTGTGTCCTCGTTGTCTCTTATTATGCGGTTTGCTAGAGGGTCTGGTTTTTTATGTGGAGCATCACATCCTGTCGCAAAGACGGGTTTAGGCGTTCCGCCTGCTGCTTCAACTGCGTTTTGAATAAGAAGCCAAGCTTCTGAGGGCATACTTTGCCCATCATCATTTTCAAGGTTCTCAAGAGCCTCAAGCATGGCTGGGGCAGCAGCTAGCAAACGGCTATTGTTTTCTAGTTTACTCATCACGCAACCTCCACGTTTGGGAGTGGTATGGCTGGCAATTCACACCAGTATTTTAGGCGCAACGGACCCTCAGGGTGGTCTGGGTCGTCTTTGTAGGTGGTTCTCCAGTTGCCATCAATTTCTATGTCATGGTCACCGTCAATGCATATGTACGTTTTGGGGCAGAACTCCTGATAATCGCGAACTGAAAAAACATTTTCCCCTTGTATGCCCTCTGCAAATATTGCGATCTCAAGCCGATCTTCTTCTAGTGTTTCGTTCGGGATTGGGGACCCATCTGTGTACTCGCCTGTGGTAAACAGCCACCCGCCATACACAACGAGGAATTCCCGCCCATCACGTGGGGCTGTTTCCATCGGCTGCCATTGTGCTGGTTGAGGAGCGATTGGGGTCGATAGTAATATGAATGAGAAGTAATCCATAAGTTGCTGAAAGTTGTCGATCCCAACGTTAAGCATGAATTTTGAAGTGAATTCAGCAGGGTCTAGTAGCTCTTTGTTTGTGTCGCTGGGTAGTGATGCGCATAAACCCTCACCAGCTGCCCAATCACAAAATAAGGCTGCCTGATTTATGAACTTAAGAGTGTGTGGGGCGAGGTCTGGTGATTGTTGCGATGTAGTTGCATCGCTAAGAGTGACTGACCCGTCTTCAGGATTGACCATTACGGCAACAGCGTCAAACTCACAGCCGTGATTGTAAAAATCATAAGCAGCAGATGCGGCGGCTTCAATTGACAGGTAAAGCGCGGCCATTTGAAGATCATCATCACAAACATACTGCTTGTAGGCTGCTGTTTTGAAATATACCTGCTTATTCTTTTCCCGTAAATTTCTAAGCGCATACATTTTCATCACTTACCTCCCTTCAATTGGCCTATACGCACATCAAGAGCTTGCTTGCAGAGCTTGCTATAGGCTGGGTCACCAAAAGCGCGGATAGAACTTTCATGGGTCTTAAACGCGGTTTTTGCAGCGCTCTCGTTGCCCACCTTTGCAAGCCCCTCCATGATGTCCTTCAGGATTGATTTTTCATCCTCTCCCAAAGATTTGCGGTGCTCAGGGTCTAGCTGTTGCCAGATGAATTTAGCGCCTGCTGACAATGCGCTAGCGGCTTCTTGACCCTGTTTTTGAGAGTGGCCTTGAGACGTTTGCGTCTGTTGCTCTGTATGTTGCGCAACTTCATGAGCCGCTTGACTAATTTCTCCCTCTTCAATTTGCTGTTTTGCATTCGCGGTGTACTCCGCTTGGGTTTCATCTTGCGGGATTAACTCGGCTTCAATCACTTCTTGAGCGGCTGTAAAACCTTCATTTGTTGTTTTAATCTGTTGGGTTTTGCGGGCCTCCAAGCGCTGTTGGAAGCTGCTGGTTTGTGGTTCTGGCACCGCTCTGCGGTCATAGTCCTGTGCCTCTTCGGCTATAGCCAAGCCTTTGAGTACGTCCGCAAAACCATCACGCAGCGCCCATGAGCGGGCACGCATTTGCAGCATGCGGGTAGGGTACTGTTGCCATGGCCCTTTTTTACCTAACAGCTGCGCTGCTTTTGCTTCGTCCATTGAGAAAGATCGTGTTACCGGCTCAGCTTCCCCCTTGCGCTTCACTTCGCAATAGGCGGTGAGCTGGTCACCAGTGCCTTCTTTCCATTCGCGGATGCTTTCGCAAAGACCTGAGCCACGAATAAGGCCAAGAGCGCCGTCACCCCAAATGGACGGTGTGCCGTTGATGACTGCTATAGATTGCAGAGCAACCATAGGTGTCATGCCAACCTCAAGCCCCTGCATGATTGCGATTGTCGCTTTTTCAGGCGTGTCGATAGAGTTTGGGGTCATCTTGGCGGCAACAGCGGCAGAAGCGAGGCGGTAAACTTCATCAAAAGTTTCCGGCACTATGGCGGCTACAGAGCCGCCACTTTTCATTGTTGGCAAATTGGACATTAGGCAACCTCTCCTAAATCTGGCAGGTCGTTGGCTGCAACAAGGTTTTCAATTTTGCGCTCATGCCAAAGGGGCGGCGTCCAAGTCACTGGCAACGTGTGCGCGGTTGGCCACTCGTTTTTTTCTAGGCAATTTGCAAAGATATTTACTGCCCGGCGCAGCTCTCGTCGTCCTTCCGCCAGCTGGTCAGCTGACAGGCTGATAATCCGCACGGTGTAGGGCTGTGAGGTTTGCACGAAAATAAAGTCAAAAGCTTCCAGCTCAATCGCCATGACCTGCCGCATACCCTCGGCCACCAACGCAGCTTGCATGTGGTAGCCAAGGTCGGCTATGCCGTTATGTGCCTTGTCAGCGTCGCGAGTGGTTTTGAGATCAACCGCAGAGTTAGAGCCGGCGGGCAGCAGATCGGGCCGCGCTTTCAGCCAAACTCCGGTGGCATGATCCTGCCAGATTAGCGAGCGCTCAACATCGCCATCCAGCGCCCCCTGCATGACCTCTCCGCACTGTTTCAAGCCGCTGTTGGGGCAATTAACCTGCCAAGGAAGCAGACCAGCCATGCCCTGCAACGTGTGCATTTGGTCAGCTGTTAAAACGCGTTTGCCCGCTTCCAGTTGATCAGCTTTCCAGTCCTTGCAGTAGTTGGCATTGCCGTTCCATTTGGCCTCACCGCGCGCGCCGGGGTAGGTAGCAGGCTGGACAACGAAAAGCTCGCGGAAATTATCCTCTCCGAGGAAAAGTGTGTGGGCCGCTTGGCCGAGGCGAAAATGATCTTTATCCTCCTGTGGCTCTGCCAGAGGGTTTAAATAACTGGTTGCCCAATAGCTTGCGGGGCTGCCATTGCCGATTGCACGCAGACCACTTGAGCTGATTGAAGGGCCTAAGCAAATGTCTGAGTGGTATTTTTCGATAGGCAGGCCCGAGTAAAGCCCTGCGCTGGTGACCTTCATTCCATCCCAATTAATAGTTTCCATATTCATTACCCCGAAGCAGCCGCTAACCAATGGTCAGCGTGGTTGAAAAACTGGCAGGCAATGAATGTTATTGCCGCCCATTTGACGGTGGCGTTGATCGCCACCCAAAAGCCTGTGAACTGCATCAAACCTCGCTAGTAATTGATTGAAATGTTTGGGATGCTGCCTGAAGCAATTGCAATAACGATCTTCTTGGCGCGATCTTCGCCAATGGATGCAGCCTCCATTAATGCAGCGCAGGCGGCGTTATTGACGGTCTTGCGGTGCTCGATATCAGCAGCGCGGGCCTCGGCGGCTTGACGCTCTGCGCGTTCTTCAGCTAAGCGCTTTTCTTCCGCTAAACGCTGCTGCTCAATAAGCTCCTGCCTTTCGCGTTCCGCCTTTGCTTCAGCCTCCCGCTTGGCTTGTTGTGCAGCCCGCGCAGCCGCCTCCGCTTTTTCGCGCTCTATCCGTTCCGCCTCAAGCTTGCGTTGTTCTTCTGCAATCCGAGCTTCTTCAGCCTGGCGGTGGGCGAGCTGCTCTGCTTCATGCTTGGCGCGTTCTTGCGCCGCTACGCGCTCTTGTTCTTCCTTTTGGGCTCGGAGTTCAGCGAGTTCCTTGGCCTGTTGCTCGGATTGGATCGCGGCTTGCAGGTGAGCGGCTAGACTTTGCAGAACTGCTGTTTTTTTAATTTCAGCTGTTTCTGAGAACTCTTGCAGTGCAGAACGGCTCACATCAATCGCGCTGATTTGATCGATGCGACTTTGGATTTGCGCAGAGCTTTCGTTAAAGCCGACACGGCCATCTTGGATCATCCCCTCAATGATCGCCTTGTGAGAGGCAATGCGAGAGGCTTCCTGCTCTTCCCAGTCAGTTAACGGCTTGCGGCGCTGGTCGCGCTGCTGATCTAGGTAGTCGCGCAGCTGCTTGCGCTGCGCATCAATCACAGCGGCTTGTTGCTTAATCGCAGCAACCTTTTCCTTGCCTGCTCCATCAAGCGCGGTCTTGAGAGTGGAGCAGCGGCGGGCGTGGCTGGTAATGGCCTTGCGGCCTTTGTCGGTTGAAAGGTCAGCAACAAAGTTCTCGTTGTCAGCCTCGATCGCCTGCTGAAGGGAGGGGAAATTGACCTCAGGATTATCAAAGTACTGCGCGGGGTTGTCGCGCAGAGTACTTAGGTCAAGCACTGAATTTTGCGTCTTGCTGGTCGTTTGCAACATTTTGGATCTGCTCCAATTCCTGTTGGGTTTTCTCGGCCTTTTCGTAGAAGAGGGCTGCGACTTCTTTCGCGCCGGCAATCTCCCTCGAGAAATCGAGGTCTGGGTTTTCAAGTTGTATTTGTTCCAAGGCCAACGCCTTATCGCGCTGCTTGGCTGCAAGCGCATGCCACTGGGATGACGGGAAAAAACTCACTTTCCAAACCTCCTTTTGGTGGGGCTCAGGCGAGCAATAACGCTCGCCCGGTTTGCCCGGTCGTTCACATGGCTGCCTCCATTAATTGGGAGAGGCTGTTATGGTTTAGGGGTGCACAGTGATTAAGGCTCACGCTGCCTGTTGCAGCAGCGTCGCCGGGGTTTTTGAAGTGTTCTGGTTGCCTGTGAGAGCCGTTTGCAGCTCGTAATCCAGCTGGAAGCGCGCTTGCTGGATCAGTGCGTCCGCCGCAAGCGTCCAGCCCTCATTGATCGCGATGTAAACCCGATCCTGGTAGTTTAGAGTAGGGGCGTGCATAGGGTCTGGCTGTCCGGTGATATCAAGAAAAAGCTTGGGCTCGTCCTCTCCACTTGGATCGATGAGCGCTAGCCAAGACACCTCACCAGCGCTGTAAATCTCATGCAGTCCAATTGTGTGAACATGGGTCACCACCTTGAAGGGGCGGGCGATCATGCTGCCAATTTCGCGTCGCATTCGTAAGCCTCCCAAAATTGCTCATGGATGGACACCTCTGCATAGGCGGAGGCGGTTAAGGCATTCCACAGAACAGCGGCGTCTCCTTTGCTTTTCTCGTTCAACACCAAGAACTTCCCGTCCAGATCAGTGAGGCGGATTTGCTGGATAAACAGGCGCCCTGCTGAGCAGGTGCAGTTAACCAGCGCCTCGACGTCTTCGTGGAGCAGAGCCCCGCCAATGGTCAGCGGGAGATAGGCCTCGATGTCGATTTCAAAACGCATTGTGTAGCCGTTGTATTGTTGTCTGTATGGGGATAATACAAAACGGATTGATATTGTCAAATACAATTTGTATTGTAACGCTGTTTTTTCGTGTCATTTGAGAGGTGAGCTATGTCAGGCTGGATAAAACTCCATCGAAAAATTCTGGAATGGGAATGGTTCACGAGCGTCAATACGTGTCATGTTTTCGTTTATCTGCTCACGCAGGTTAACCGTGATGAGACTACGTTTCAGGGGCGCTCTGTCCCGGCGGGGGCAGGGGTATTTTCTGTTGCCAAAATAGCCGCAAATGCAGGGCTAACTCCAAAGGCTGTTCGTATCGCGCTTCAAAATCTGAAGGCGAGCGGAGACGTGGCAATTAAAACGACAAACAAATATTCAATTATTACAATAGCTAACTGGCAGGAATACCAAGGCGAGGGGCAAGCAAAGGGGCAGTCACAGGGGCAGTCACAGGGGCAACAGAACAAGAAGAGAGAAGAAAGAAGTAAGAAGAAAGAAATAGTATCTTCTAGCGAAGATACACATATGCTGTTTTGCGAAAATGAAAATTTAGGTGATCAGGTTGTCGAGGCGTTTAACGATTATTGCGCGGCGGTGAAGGAGCATAATGCCAGCTGCGAGCCCCTGTACCACCTAGCCCTGCCGACAAAACTATCTTTAAAACGCCGCAGGGCCCTCTCAGCAGCGCTTAAGCTCATTCCGAAGGGGAAGACCTTCCAAGACGTGCTAAGCGCTGTAAGTGCCTCTCCGGGGCTTCTGGGGCACAACGACAGGGGCTGGAAGATTACGATTGATAGTCTTTGCGAAAAGGAGCGTGTTCTGAAGCTCCTAGAGGGGCAGTATCGTGGCTGGGACGAGAGGCGGAAGCCAAAAAGCAATTGGGATGGCGGTGTTGATTTCATCGATCAGGCATTGAAGGATTACGGGTGAGGCTATGACGGAACTGCAAATTACACCGCTCAGAGAAAATGATTATGAAAGGTATTGCAGGGGCTTGGCGCTGCTTAGCGAGGTGCATGCGCCGGGCTTTGTGGGTAGGGCAGAGGCGGAGGTGTCCAAGGAGGATCTGGCGCATTTAATGCGGCTCTCGCGCCAGCTGTCTCGCTTAGCGACGCGTGCAGAGGTGAGCGCCGCCCTGCGCAAACTCTACAGCAATTTTGCTAGCAACAACCCCAGACTGGCGGCGGAGAATATCAGATCCTTGCAGGATTTGCTGATTGCGGACGATATTTGGCTGGGCGCGCTCAAGGAAACTGTCATGCAGTCACTGCGGGAGCTGGAGTTTATGCCGCCTGTGGCAAAGGTCTACAAAATCGCTACAAAATGCCAGAGACGATGCGTCGCTGAACGTGATTTGTTACAGGCGATCGCAAGGCAACGCGCGCTTACCACTCACCCGTTGCGATGATCTTATGCATGGCAAAAATGGCCTCAGAGGGGATGAGTTGGCGCTCCGCATTGTAGCGGCTGAAGACGCGATTATTCCCCTCGGCGCCCTCGTATTTGGCAACCATCCACATGGGGATATCGCTTTCCGGCGCCCGGAACTGGACGTTAACATACTCGCCCGGTTTCGGGATTGGCTTGGGGTTGAGAAACAGCGCTTCGCCCTCGTGATAGCGCGGCTCCATCGATAGGCCGGGCATGTAGAGCGCGTAGGCTCCAGCGATTTCAGCGAGGAAGTTCGGGCAGTTAATCTGATCTACAGGCTCATCAGGAGCCTCGATCTGTCCGTTGCGGCCTGCCTCTCCACTAAAAACTGGTACTGAGGCAGGTGTAAGCAGCTTTGCAGCTTTTGCATGATGCGTCTGGTCTGGCGCACGATCAGAGTGGACAGGCTGGGTGCCAAATGCCAGCCATGCTGGCTGCACGCCAAAAAAACGAGCGTAACGGTCTATGCTAGCGGCGCGTGGGCGGCGCGTATTGTTCTCATGGTGAATGTAGGTCGGCTCTTTTATGCCGAGCGCTGCCGCTGCTGCGCTGGCTGTTTCAAAGCCTGCGCGCTCTCGTGCAATTCTTAGTCGTTCTGCTAGCGTGCTCATAGTAGCACTATGCCCTCTCTTTCAATACATTTGGTATTGACAGGCAATAATCCTAAATGTATTAATTCTAGCCAGACAGAGGAAGGGCGACAGCCATGGATTCTAATCAGGTTAAAAATCTCAGGGAGCGCCTCGGATGGTCTCAGTCCGACATGGCGATGTTTTTGGGCGTTAAGCAGCCCACGGTTTTCCGTATGGAGCAGGGCAGCACTATTAGCGGCCCGACACTAAGGCTTTTGTGCCTCTTGCAAGCACAGGTGGAGCTGACCCACGCCGCCAAGGCGGCTTGAAGAGGGGCGGGTGGTTTCCTCCCGCCGCCTGCCTCTCTCGATTTACATATGCACGAGTTCGCAGAAAAATGCGTAAACAGCGCGGTTTTGGAATTTGGAGGCCACCTGGGGCTAATCGCTCATCCTCCCCGCGCTGTTTACATGATGAATTTAATCTTTGAGCGATGCGTTGTCGCGAGGTCACTTTTTAGAGGGTAGGACCATGAATACAGCTAGGACAAAATCTGAGCAGGTGGATCCGCGCTGGCTCTGCATGCAAGTGAAAAAGCTGATCGGAATATTTGGGGCGGAAGGTACAGGGAGCATTTTGGGGCGCTCGGCGCGTGTTGTGCGCAAAATGTACAATGTAGCCGAGGAGCAAAACCTCACCTTGCGCAATATGGTCGCCCTAGAGCGTGAGAGCGTCGAGATTGGGATGAGGCCAGTATTCTCCATAGCTCATCTGGAAGCCATGGGTTTCGACGTTGAACTATCCAAGAGAGACCCGGAAAAACCGCTATTCGGCCCGGCAACCTGTGCCACAGCGATGATCCCAACCATGTGTGACAGCATGAAAGAGATCGTCCGCAGCGCCGAGGACATGGAAATCTCACCGGCTGAGAACGAACGGATTGAGAAGAACCTCCAACAATTTGAGGAGATGGTTGCGGCTTACCGCGCCAGTTACCGCGCGGCGCAGGACATGTAGTTTTTGCGCTTTTTGTTTAACCAGCTGGCACGAGGAGGCCACCTAATGTCTAGCAACATCGTCCATATCGGCAATGGTGTCGATCAAGGGAAACTAAAATCCGCAGTTGATCGAATTCTTGAAGTTCAGGGTCAGATTGACAGCGAAAAAGCAAAGTACATGAAGCTTTGCAAAGACCTGAAAGAAGATATCAAAGATATCAAGCAGCAAGCCAAAGATGCAGGGATCCCGCCAAAGCAACTCAATGGCATTTTGAAACGCCATGAGCTTTACGGCAAATACGACGCGATCCGCACCGATATGGATGAGGACGATGCCGAGTTGCTGGACCAAATGGAACTATCGCTTGGCTGGGCTGTTGAGCCGGTTGCCAATGATAATACAGAAGCGCCCGAGGCCGCCTAGATGTTGTTGGCGCTGGACCTTGGCACCAAGGCAGGCTGGGCACGATGGGAGCCCGGCCTACCTAAGCCGATAGCCGGAACCGAAATCGTTGATGATAAAGATTTCGGGCGCAGGGCGCGGGATTGGCGCGCTTTTTTAATCCGCAAAATTGAACATTTTAGCGTCGAGAAAGTCGCTTGCGAGCAGTTTCTCACCGGCATGTCTGGCAAGAAAAGCAACTACTCTGCCGAGGTCTGGACGCCGGCCATGCACGTAATAACCCGGGAAGTTTGCGTCACCTGCAACGTCGAATTTCACTACATCCCGATGCAGACATGGCGAAAACATTTTTTAGGCCGAGGGCAAGCGCCAAGGGGCACGCGGAACTCAAGGATTTGGTTCAAAGAGCAGGCGAAGCAGCGCTGCAAGCTGCTGGGCTGGAGCGCAAAGGACGACAACGCAGCCGAGGCCCTTGGAATTCTCGATTACTTCAGAGCCGTAAATAGGCCGGCATATGCGGCTCAAACTACGGACCTATTTAGCGCGGGGGCAGAAAAATGAAGCCTTGGAAGCAGATGAACACTGAGGAGAAAATAGAAGCGCTGGTCGGCGCAAAGCGGCAGGGGCTAACTCAATCCCAATATTGCAGAGCCGCCGGTGTCTCAAACGGGGCAGTTTCTGATTACCTCAGACGGCGGGGCACCCACTATTCACGCCTGCTGTTTGATAGGGGGGAGAGCCGGAGATCGCGGCTCAAAGCGCAGCGATTAACCGCAGCGCAACCGCCTGAGCGGCTAGCATGTACCGAGGGCTATGCGTTTAAAGCCTGGTCCCTCATGAGCGCCCCTGAGAAACTCTGCCGCGCGTTAGAGGCGAGGCTAACGGGTCGGCGGATGGTGACGCTCGCGAGCCAGTGCGAAACGAACGTCTACACAGTAAGTTCTTTCCTGAAAGGCTACGGCCTACGCTGGTCAAAGATCAAGGCGAGCGACGCAGAAAGAGAAGCTTTTAACAGCCTTGCACCCGCAGTGCTTGAGGGTGTTGCTGGCCATTGGCTGGTACATAAAGGGTTATCTCCGGCTGAAGCGTGCGCACTTTACCCAAGCCTAGCCGCGCTCATCACCAGCCTGCATGATGGCAGTGAGGGCGGACAGATGGATAACGCGGCGGAGCAACTTGAAAAAGACTGCCTTTGCCACCTCGCTCTACTCAAGCTGCATCACCCGAACCTTTACCGCGACCCCGCAAAGACCAAGAACCAGATAAGTCAAGGCATCCCGCACCGCTCCAGCGTTGTGACCCATGTGCATCAGGAGGCCGCATGACAGCGCAGCAACTCCTCGCTCAGGTCCAATACCTCCTCCAGCGCACGAAACAGGCAAATGCCACGCTAGAGGAGCGCAACGAGGGATTAAGGGCTGAAAACGAAAACCTCAAGGAGCGCCTTGGCGACCTAATGGACGAGCTGCACCGGACGCGAAAAGAGGTGGGCAATGCCAGCGGAAAAAATCGAGGACACAAGCGACGCGCTCGCCCTTTGCCGGTCATTGGGCATAGTGGCGCTACCCGCCAACAGGCGGAGGAAAACTGGACCAGCCTCACCGCAGCAAACCAACAGCGCAGCGCGGATCCAGCGGATAATCAATCAGCGGGGCAGGGACCATGCTTGGGCGGTGATGTACGCACTCTCGCAGATCGAGAACAGGCCTCGGGGACTGAATTCGTGCCTCATCGGCGCAATCAGCGACCTGCTGCATAGGTATGAGGGCTGGGCAGAACGGCTAGGCGATTTTATGGACGCGCTAGACCGGATCGACCTTGAGGAATTGCAGGCTTTTGCAAAAGCCGCGCCGGGCGTGGACGGGGCCTCGCCTAAAGAGCGCATTTTGATAACAGGCTATCTACAAGTGCTGCTGTGGCCCTTGATGGAGCCACAGGAACAAGGGGTGATGTTGTGATGCTAATCTATCAAACCAATACGCACCGCTTCCTTGCGCAGCATCTCGCAATAGGGGGCCGTATCCTGTTTCTTTGCCGCCTGCTTCACGATCATCTCGTGGGACATGACCAACATGCCAATCGGAACAATCAGCAATTGGGACTGGCCAGCGAATGCTTCTGCCAACAGGGGGCGCACTTTCTCGTTGTTGATCGGTATGTCGCAGCTTTTTTCAAGAGAAAGAACACTGCCCCAGTACGCAAGATCAACCATTCGTGTGTGGAGGTCGGGCAACTCCTCAGCATGCAGCTTTGCTGGCGTGAGCGCCGTCAAAAACACCGCGCAAGCGATCGCCATAAAGCCTCGACAAGTCATAGGATTAGCTCCATTTTTCCAGCAGCGCTCGTGCCTTCAAGCTGGTCAAGCCAATGCTGCTCGGAGATAATTGAAATTGGGAAACCCTTGCTGCGGAATTCGACCCCTTTTTCTATTTTGCGGCCAAATGACGAATGGATCCAAGCATCTGTCGCGTATTCGCCAATCACCAAGTATCTGGTTTTTTGTGCGATGCCGCCAACGGTTCCACCAAGCTCCAAAGTGACCCTTTCGCAGTCCTTACGCTTGCCGGAAACAAAAACACCAGTAAATGTGAAGCGATTTCCTTCAAACTCTATATCTGGCGCAGGCTTGCATAGAGGCAGTGTTGTGGCCTTTAGAAGTTCGCCATCAGAGAAATCGTTACCTGACAATGCATTGAGGGCTTCAAAGAGATCGGCGCGCTCGTCTTCGTCGATCTGCTTATCTGCTAGGGTTTCTTGTAGGCGCTTGTACAGGGTGGCAACAAGTGGATTGTTTACGACATCGACGCTTGCGGCCAGCCATTTGCGTAAGAAAATGATCTCCGCATCTGTCAGAACTCCATCAGCCAGCATTCCTCTCGCCATGCCGATGAGTTCGGTAACCTGCCGATCCTCAAGGCGCCCCTTGCTGAAGTTATTAATCCTATCAATCTTAATAGCCATGCAATCTCACCTTTTGAGATGTGCGTGAGTTCTAAGCCCATAAAGTTAAAGAGAATTCCAAGAGGTTGTTATGCAGTCAAGACAAAGAAAACTCGCAAATAATCATAGTAAAAACAGCAAGGGTCAGCTGATCCGAGTCGTGGGGCTATTGCAACCCCTAAAGCAGTTTTTTGTAGGAGCTTGCAAATGACCACCCTCGATCTCCAATGGCAAGATTACAAGCAGCGGGCACTAGAGGTGCCCCTGCTAGAGGCTGCGCAGACTAGCGGGGCCACCTTGAAACGTTTTGGGCAGGAGCACGTTGGCCCTTGCCCTGCCTGTGGCGGAACAGATCGATTTAGCGTCAACCCCGTCAAGGGCAAATGGAATTGCCGTGGGGCCGGTGGTGGTAACTCACCCATTAATCTGGTGATGCATTGCCAGTCTGTTGATTTCAAAGCAGCCTGTGAAATTCTGACCGGAGAAAAGCCACCTTCAGGGGAAGGAACATGGGACGAGGCGGCGCAGGAGCGGGCGCAAGAGCGCAAGAGGGCTGCGGAAAAAAAGGCTCTAAGGGCGGCAGAAGAACAAGCACAAAAAGAGGCCAATACCACTGAATACGCAGCCAAGCTATGGGGGGAAGCGCAGCCGATAACCGGCACACCGGCTGAGCGCTATTTGCGTGGTCGCGGTCTTCCGCAATTGCTTTGGCCTGAAAGCCTGCGTTATCACCCCGCCTTGCGGTATCCGCAGCTGGGCAAACTGCCGGCGCTTATTTGCCGTGTTGATGACAGTTTTGGAGATCTCACCGGCATCTGGCGCATATTTATTACTCAAGAAGGCCAAAAGGCCGAAGTACCAAGCGCCAAGCTAGGACTGGGACCTGTGTCCGGTGGCGCTGTGCGACTGGGGGAGGCTGTACAAGGGGAGGTTTGCCTCGCAGAGGGCGTAGAGACGGCGCTTGCTGTCTTGGCGCTCACAGGGCGCGTGTGCTGGTCTTGCCTCTCTACATCGGGTTTGCAGAACTTTGACCCTCCCTTGGATATTGAAAGCGTGCGGATTTATGGCGATGGCGATCATCTTTACCAGCGACCAGACGGGAACTGGGCAGAGGCGCCCGGTAAAGCGGCGGCGTTAGCGGCAAAACAGCAACTACTTTCGCGCGGCATCAACGTGCCTGACGTGGTGCTACCAGCTGCTGGGACTGACTGGCTGGATGTCTACAATGCGTTCCAATGGCAGGAGGCGGCATGAGATTTCTATCCGTTTGTTCAGGCATCGAGGCGGCGTCTGTTGCGTGGGAGCCACTTGGCTGGGAAGCGGCGGCTTTTGCGGAAATAGAGCCGTTCCCAAGTGCGGTTCTTGCCCATCATTACCCAAATGTTTCCAATCTGGGCGACATGACGAAATTCAAGGAGTGGCCTGACTTTGGACCAGTTGACCTTATTTGCGGAGTAACGCCCTGCCAAGCCTTTTCAGTTGCGGGATTACGTAGGGGGCTTGCTGACCCAAGGGGAAACCTCGCTCTCACCTTCCTTGCAATCGTTGATCGATACCGGCCTCGATGGGTCCTATGGGAAAACGTCCCCGGTGTCTTGTCATCTAACGGCGGACGGGATTTTGGAGCCCTTCTCGGGGCGCTGGGGCAACTCGGGTACGGGTGGAGTTACAGGGTTCTCGATGCCCAATACTGCCGAGTGGACGGCTACCCTCGTGCCGTTCCGCAGCGGCGCCGGCGTGTGTTCCTTGTCGGATATCTTGGAGACTGGCGCCGTGCCGCAGCGGTTTTATCTGAGCCCCAAAGCGTGCTCGGGAATACTCCGCCGTGCCGACAAGCGGGAAAAAAAACTGCCCCCACGCTTAGCGCGCGCACTCAAGGCGGTGGCGGGCTAGTTCAAACTTTTGACCGCCAGTCTAGCAGCGAATACGGAGAAGAACCAATTGCTAGCACGATGTCTGCGAGAGACTATAAGTCCCCTTCAGACCTAGTTGCCCATACGCTGCTCGCAAAACCGAATAGTTCGCTTGCAGCTGATCTGGAGACGTATGTTTCGCATACGCTAAAAGGTGAGGGCTTTGATGCAAGTGAGGACGGTACCGGTCACGCAGCCGTAGCTTATGATCTAAGAGGCAGAGAGGGAGGCGCGCAGTTTGAGGGGCCTCACCAAACCGCTAATATTCGCGCTGCCTCTGGAGGAAGTAGCCGCTCTTATGTTGCTCATCCTATGGCGGTTCGCCGGCTCACGCCAACCGAATGCGAGAGGTTGATGGGGCTCCCTGACGGCTACACCCAAATCCCGTATCGCGGGAAGCTTGCCGAACTATGTCCGGACGGCCCGCGCTACAAAGCGCTTGGCAACTCCTGGGCGGTTAACGCAGCGCGGTGGGTGGGCATGCGTATTCAACTTGTTGAAGATATTCAGGCTGAACTAAATAGGCGGGCAGCATGAGGCAAGGTGATTTTCGATTATTGATTGGTGATGTGCAGGATCGTTTGCGCGATCTGCCAGACAACGCGGTTGATTGCGTCGTCGTCTCGCCGCCCTACTGGGGCCTGCGTGACTATGGGGTTGAGGGGCAACTGGGACTTGAGGCCACACTACAAGAGCACCTTGATAAGATGGTCGAAGTCTTTGAAGAGGTGAAACGCGTTCTCAAGCCGGAGGGCACGTGCTGGGTGAACTACGGGGACTGCTATGCTGCGCCTCCCTCCGGGCATAAAGCGGATAATTCAGGGCGGGTGCGAACTGGTAAAGATGACCGGACATTTACCCAAAAGCCGTTTTCTACCATTCAAGGGGTGCTGAAACCTAAGGATTTGTGCATGGTGCCCAATCGGCTAGCTATCGCGCTGCAGGAGGCCGGTTGGTGGGTGCGGGCTGAATGTATTTGGGCAAAACCAAACCCGATGCCCGAGAGTGTCCGAGACCGGCCAGCTGTTGCTCATGAGAAAATCTTTCTCCTCACCAAAACCCCACATTATTTCTACGATGCACAGGCGGTCCGGCAACATCGAACCTCTGATGAAGATGCAAATGGGTTTCGTGGCGGCTCCTACACGCAAGGCTCTCCAACCAAGCGGGAGCAAACAGGGGAACAGCGGGTTAAGGATCGAGGCGGTTTGCGGCCGCATGCGGGGTTTAATAAGAGCTGGGACAAAATGTCGAAAGCGGAGCAACAGGCAAATGGCCGAAACCTGCGCAACTATGAGCCCGCCGCGCCCGCTGTTTGGAACATGGCAACTCGCCCCTTTTCTGATGCGCATTTCGCCACCTTTCCACCTGAGCTTGTCGAACGCTGCCTGAAAGCTGGCTGCCCAAAAGGTGGCGTGGTGCTCGATCCATTTGGTGGGGCTGGAACGACGGCACTGGTGGCGCTGCGAATGGGGATGAAGGCAATTTTGATTGAGTTGAACCCTGATTATGCGGAGATCGCGCGCAAGCGGATTGAACGGGACTGGATGGGTCCTGACGAGCGCCGCCGCGACATGGCAAGAGCGGATAGCGATGCGGGGCCATTGTTTAAGGGCACTCACATTAAACAGCTTGAAGATGTGGGGGAGGAATTGGCCGCAGAAAGGCGGGCGGCATGACGGGTGGTTTAAAGCAGGTGGCGATCAACAAACTGGCGGTATTTCTCTTGGGTTTTAAGCTCATTGTTAAAGGAGTGCCCCAGATCATTCATTGTGCTTCTCGCTCTGGAAGCAAGGTGGTTCTGAAACCCATAGGCAAGGTGTTGTTTTTCGGGGCCGTAAGTATTCCTCGTTTTTTGAATATTTTCACAGAGTTCATCAATCCGAATTTTACAATCGGTAAATGTATAATGAGAGGTAAATTTATCAGCGGTAATCTTATCAAGATGCTCTTTGATTTTAAGAATGTTGTTTTCAGCTTTCCTGTAGTCTTGCTCTCTCCATTCTCTCCCCATTTGATCTTCGATGAGGTCAACTGTAGGCGTAATATAACAATTCATAAACTCGACATCGTCCGCATTCAGCAAGCGCTTAGAAAGCTTCTCATTGTAGTAACGGGCTTTTTCAAACCTGTTGTGTTTGTAAATAACCGCAACTGTGATCAAGGCGCCCGCTGCAGCAGCCCAGCCGCTTGTGTCTCCGATCCAGCCTTGGATCACCTCTATGCTAGGCGATATGGCGAGCATAAGCACCCCGATCGTGGATACCAGTCCAGCCAATGCACCAGCCAAAATTGCCTTGGCGTTTCTCTTAAAAAGCACAAGCATCTTCTTCCCCTCAATCCCGCTGAAATTCTTAGCAGAGTCGCAATCGCGCCCGCAATGGTTGTGCGTAGTCGGTGTTTCAATGGAGAGGCAGCATGAACCTGAGTGCAGTTGAGCAGCAAGTGCTTTCCGTCGCGCTGTGTAATCCGGGGCGCTTTTATGAGGCTGCGGAGCTGATTGGTGCAGATCATTTGGCAGAACCAATGTGGCGGGCTGTTTGGCAAGGCCTACAGGCCTCCGCCGCTTCAGGCGCTTTCGATTTGCCGCTCGTAGAGGCCAACAGCCCCTATGAAGGGCAGGAAGACCTGCTTGGGCGCATGTTTGCACTGGCAGCGGCAGGGGGCAGCATCCAGACACCAGTCATCGAACTGGTGCAGCCACTGATAGAGCGGCGCAACAGCCAGCTCATCAGCGAGACCTTGCAAAAAGGGCTGGCCATGCTTGGCAAGCAAACAGACAGCAGGGCAACAGCAGAGGCACTTATTGACGAGCTGCAAAGCATAGCAGCTGAGGCCAGCAAAGCGCGCCCTGTACGGCTGGGGGAGCTGGCAAATGATGCCTTCGCAAGAGCAAATGCACCAGATCAGGAGCGCGGGGCGGTGCTTTCAACCGGGATCGCGGCCCTTGATAAGCTGCTGGGCGGCGGACTTGCAGCGGGGGAGCTGACAGTTCTGGGGGCAGAAGGTGCGGCGGGGAAAACCGCACTTTCGCTGCAACTGGGGCTGCATATTGCAGGCGCGTTTGGCGCGGTTGATTTTCAAAGCATGGAGATGACAGGGCAGCAGGTGGTTGAGCGCTGGCTTGCGGGGCAAACAGGGGTCTCCTCTAGCCACATCCGGCAGGGCGGCTTAGGGGCTGAGGCACTGGAAAAGCTGTATCTGGCAGGGCAAGGGGCGCAGGAGCTGCCTTTCTATGTCACCTCTACCAAGACCAGCATTGAGGAGCTGTTTAATCGCGGCAAGGCCAATAAGAGCCGCTATGGCACCAAGTTGATGATTGTGGATAGCATCAAGGCGACGCAGGTCAAAGATACGCGCCTAAACGCCGATATTGCCCGGCGCTGCGGCCATGTGGTTTCAGAACTGAAAGAGCTGGCAAAGGAGCTGGATTTGCCTGTGCTGGCAATTGGCCATGCTGTGCGCAGCGATAACCCGCCGCTGCAACGTCTGACAAGACGCGGGCTCTATGGCGGCTCAAATATGGAGGACGCGCCGGACAATGTGCTGATCCTGCACCGACCAGAGCCCATATTAGAGCGGAACCGGCCGGAAGATGGCAGCGAGGACTACATGCGCTGGTTGAGCGACTGTGCGACATGGAAGGGGCGGGCACAGATCCACGCGGACAAAGTGCGCATGGGTAAAAGCGGCGAGAAGATCGAGCTGTTTTTCGATGGCCCAACCACGACCTTCAAGGAAGATCGGAGCCATGAAGAGGGGATGATGTTTTAAAAATAAAGGTATTCAGTACCACTTTTTCCTTGACAAAAGGGTACAAGGTACCTATATTTAACTTGTGAAGAGGGCGGAATACCCCGCCCTCAACAACCAGAAAGGAGTAAGGAAATGGATTATGACTTGGCCAGCTTAATCCTGCAGTCGCTTGTAGCGATTGTTTTGATTATCAATGTTATCCGACACTGGTAATCAAACTGCTGGGGGTTACGGTCCCCAGCACCTTACTCCTTAAAGGTGATAATAGAGGCGCAATGATGAAACCTCAACGCAAAAACGCTTTGATCCTTCTGGCACTCTTCGCGGCTTTTGTGGCTGCTTATTACCTGCCGGAATTACTTAAATAGGAATACAGCAATGACCCCCGAGAGCTTTAAAAACTGGCGTAAAGAAAGCGGCTTTAAAAGCAGAACGCAGGCTGCTGAGGCCCTCGGGGTTTCGCCAGAGACCATCAGGCTTTACGAGACTGGCACGAGGCGGGACGACCCATCGCGCAAAGTAGAAATTCCCCTGCATATTGCGCTTGCATGCGCAGCGATTACGGCTGGGCTGGATCCGGCCCCTTGAAACCTTGAGGGCACTTATGACACCACTACAGATCACAGAAGCTGTTATCCTCGATCGCCTCATCGAAGCGCAGGTTGTGATGCGTTATCAGCGGGTGCGTGGGGTAAGGCCGGGCCAGCCTGCAACATTCTGGCCCGAGACAACACCAAGTGAGGCAGAGCAATGGGAGGCAGCTCTTAATGCCTGCGCTAAAAAACTCACTGAGGGGGAAAAGAAGCTGCGTAACCAGCCAAGGCCCGACGCGGCGGCCATTGCGCGCATGGAAGAAACGTGGGGCTGGATGGCGGCGGTAAAGCGGCCCGAAGCCCGTAAGGCATTGGCGGTCATGACGTTTTGCTATGCCTATAAGTTGAGCCTAAGTAAGTTCATTAGTCAAATGGGTATTGCGCGGCAAACCTGCTACAATAGGGTTAATATTGCACTTGAAGATATAATGATAAGTCTATGTAAAGATAGGGTTTATCCTTCCCTAGCTAGTGAAATTCTGGTTGGACAATACCGGCCTAAATCGGGTAGTTATTCTGATAGAATGAGGAAACTTGCGGCTTAGGGGGGGGATACTGCTTTAGCGGCCTTGATAGCGCCATCTAGCTCGCTCGCAAGCTTAGTAAATTCATTAGAATTAAAGAGTCTTTCTAGATGCTCTTTTTCCTTGTCTTTACTAGGAAGTGTCTGCCTACAAATATGAAATTTATACTGACGCTCTAGCATATCCCTGCCACTAATCCTCAGGTCCAGCGGTGTAGCATTGTGCAACAACTGGTGCAGCAGCTGAATTAATAACTCGCAGTGGACAGCTTCAATGAGCTCCTGCTCAGGGTTGAATTCCGGGAAATAGCATTTAACCGAATATATATTGAGGGATCTCCAGTATATCGTCGGAAAAATACTTGTAATCTGCGCAATTAGGTTTGAAACAGCAGCTGCGTCAGGAGAAGGAAATTTTGCGTACTCACAAAGGGCTTCAATAGACGTTTTGGGATACTCAATTCTCTCATAATTTCTTTGACCATAGATATACCAAATATAACGGTCTTCTATTGTGTAAAGGCAGCTCAGTAGCAAATTGATGTCATGGGGGAGCTTACTTAAAATGAAATTTCTTTGTTGGTCTTGTATTGTACGAAACTGTCGCTCTCCTGAGCTGATCGTCCTATACCCCAGAATTGCAAGTGTTAATGTAGCTACTGCAGATAATACCTGAGCAAAAGTTGCCATTGAGACTTCAAAACTCTCAATGCTAAAGAAATTTTTTGTCAAAACCCCGAAGGTCAACAGTACTGTGGACATCCCTAGCAGCGCCAATGCACAGAAGAACAACACAAAAAGCCAGTAAATCAACTTAACAGGCGCGGGACTGTTTTTATATTCTTTAAGCATATTTCCCCTTTGCGTTAAGGCAAGGGGAAGGGAGGTGTGAACCTTCTAACCTCGGGCTAAAGTTTGACGACACCAGCCCGACCGACACCAAACAACTTAATGCCGCCCCTACCGTAACTACTCACGCATAAGTTGAGCAGGGGACTGTTATGGACTGAGAATCTGCTTGGAGTCAAAGCGCTGTAATGAGAAGCCTTGCCTGTTGTTTCTTCAGTGGTCTTCTTGGTAATTATGTATATAGAAAAAAGTTAAAGTAGTAAATTGTATTCAATCATATAAGTAGATGTAGTGGAAGTGCTTAAAAGCACACGCGTGGAAGATGCTTAATAATAGATAACTATAAGTAAAGGTGAATAGCTTTGCGTGATATGCATGGCTATTTTAAGACTTTACTATTTTATCTATTACTTGAGAGGGTCTTTTAGTGAAACCTGAAATACTACTTGCTGCGCCTTTAGCCGCAGTTTCGTTGGTTTCTGCAAATGCAGCGGATTTGCCTGTTGTTGCCGAGCCTGTTGATTATGTTCAAGCTTGTGATGCGTTTGGTGCCGGGTTCTTTAAGCTTCCGGGCAAGGACACTTGCATTAAAGTTGGCGGACGCATTCGTGCAACCGCAACAACTGGTAATCTTTCCAACAGCGGCGAGGGGAAGAACTACAAATACAAGAGCCGAGGCTCTTTGTTCTTGAGTTCGATGACGGAAACCGAATTTGGTTTAATCAAAACCTTTGTCGAAGTTAGAGGAGAGCACAATCAGGCTGCGAAAAGTTGGGTTGGGTTTCAAGATACCTACGTTCAGATCGGCTTTGGCAATGGCCAGTTCACAGCTGGGTACACGGACTCGAAATTCAACGGATTTGTCGGTTTTTCTGAAATTGGCGTTGTCGGGCAAAATTGGTACGATAAAGATGTCCTACAGGCTTCTTACACTCAGTCGTTCGGTAGTGGGCTTAGTGCATCGCTTTCATTGGAAGACTCTAATAAAGCAGGTGGTGCGGATAATAAGGTAGACTTGGTCGCCGCGTTAGAAGCGAACCAGGGCTGGGGCTTTGCCAAGGTTGCTGGTGTTGCTCATCAGAATAAGAACAGCAAAACCGGCTATGCCGTTATTGGTGAGCTTGAATTCGATTTGGCAGAAGTGGCGCCTGGGTTTAAGGTTGGTCTTGGGGCAGCTTACGCGAAAGATGCCGTTGAATATGTCGGCGTCAACAGTAAGGAACTCGCTAAATTTACCGCTGGTGTAGACGAAACCCAGTACCACCAGATGGCTAGGGCGGCGTTTGAGGACATGCCTCAAATCTACAACAAAGAGGCCATCGACGCACTTCGGCTGCTTAATGTGCGCGTCATGGGGCCAGGCAAGCCAATTAAGACACGCCACATAGCAATCGGTGCGGCAACGGAAGCAGAAAAAAAGGCAGCGGAATTGCTGCATATTGATAATAATCATGTGTCAATGAATAGTAATCGCGTTATCAAAGGTTTTGTAAGAGCCCTTGGGCCAAGCGGGGTTTACAACACTGACAGACTACGTGACTATCTTACTATCCTTCGGCTAGCTGATGAATTGGTCGCTGTGTCAAATAAAGCGGCTGCAAACATCAATTCTGCGAAAGCCTATCAATTGTCAGGTGGGGTTAAATTTGCTCTGACTGATGACGTTAGCTTTGCCTTAGATGGATCATACCTAAAGCTAACCCATAGCGGGACAAACACCCAGAAGTACTATGGGGCTAATCCTATACCATATGGTTATGATTTCGATCAGAAAAAGTATGGAGTTAATGGCTCGCTTTCATACGCACCCGTTGATGGCTTGGTTCTGGCGCTTGATGCAGGGTGGGAGAGAACAGACTCTACCGTTAAAGGTCGAATTGATGTGCTCAAAATGGCCTACAAGACCAATACGAAGACCGACAATATAAAGGTCGGGGCGCGAGTCCAGTACACATTTTGATGCTTTGACCTTGTAGTAATACTAATACCCAACGATGGCCCGCCGGAGATCCCCGGCGGGTTTTTTTGTGGAACCGGTTTAATGGCACACATCAAACTCAGCATTGACGATAACAAGCTCACCGAGTTCTGGAAAGTGGCAGAGCGGCTGGGAAGTAAGGCGGAGGCTGAGCGAGCCTATCGGGCAGCTATCAACCGCACCGGCACACGGCTACGCAACGCTGTCATAAAAACACTGCCCAAACAAACAGGGCTAGAGAAGAAAACCATCAAAAAGGCTCTGGGCAAGGCAAAGAGAGCATACGCCAGTCACAACGGGAAAAGCGCACGGCTCGAATACACCCTAATAACAAATGGCGGCTACATCAGCCTACGGCACTTCAAAGCCAAAGAATACAAGTGGGGCGGAGTAGGGGCAAAGCCCCGTGGACGATTAGAGAAGCACCCGCAAGCGTGGATAAAAGGCGGGCGTTTCCCGAACCGTAAAGACATGCCGCAATTCAAAGGCGCCGTATTCCAAGCAAGGACAAGCGGGAAACGCTGGTGGGGACACTCAGGCTTTCGCAAGGTACGCTCAGACGTTCGTATCCCTGAAGAGATGACTATTGGGGAGAGCGCCAAAGCATTTGAACGCGAGAGCAGTTCCCTCAAGCGAGAGGTAGAGTTTGAGGTGAGGAAACGGCTGCTTAAACGGTAGCGGCGCTCACAACCAACTCATGCGCCTTGCATGGCTTTGGGTTAAACTTGCTCACCGGATGCGGCGTGCATACCGCCCCCATTCAGGTACCTTTCTCAAGGAAATCAATGGGTTGCGGTCGCTTAGCCCGTTTAATGGCCAGATTTAATTTCAGAAACTCAGTTTTTGCTTGCTTAGTTTTGGCGCAAAGGCGCTCTAAAAAATCTAACAAAAACAGAGTGTTACAGGGTCGGCTTTTTGGCTGGCGGGCAAAATTGCTCATGTTCGTAGGAGGCATGAATGCCGAAGACGGCAACGGGCAAGATTTTGAACCAAAAAGAGCTGTCGGAGACGTTCGGGGTTACCCCTCAGACCATCCGAAATTGGGTGAAAAGGGGCTGTCCTGTGCACTTGGATGAAGGGCGCGGGAAGGCAACTCAATTCAATTCCGCTCAGGTGTTCGCTTGGCGCGAGCGTTGTTTGCAGGCTGCGCTAGAGGAGCAGGTGCCTGAAAAAGATCGTGTCCGGATACGGCGCGATGCAGCGGCAGCGGACCTTGCTGAGATCGAGGTTGAGAAGCAGCGGGGAGCTTTGGTGCCTATAGATATGGTGGTGGGCGAAGTCGCGAAGGAATACGCGATGATCCGTGCGAACTTCTTGGCAATGTCGGGTGAGATTGCTGATGAGCTGGAAATGCAAGAGCTGCCATTTATCGAAGAAAAACTATCGTTAAAAATTGGAGAAATCCTGAATGCACTGGCATTTGACAGCAAGGCAGAGCCTTAAGCGGGCACTGGTAAAGGCGCGGCATGACGGGCTCAAGCCCCCGCCACAACTGGACCTCGTCCAGTGGGCGGATACGCACCGGTTTCTACCAAGGGAAAATTCAGCCAATCCGGGGCGCTGGAAAACCTCCCGCGTACCCGTTGCTATTGGACCAATGCGGGCGGTGACAGAGGCTGGAACTACGAAAATTAGCGTGATGGCCTGTACGCAGCTGATGAAAACCGAGTTTTTGAACAACACCGCACTTTACCATATCCATCAGGATCCGGCGTCTATCCTGTTTATCCAGCCCACGCAGAAGCTGGCGGCGAACTTCTCTAAAGAGCGGTTTCAGCCCGCCGTAAGCGGGGCGCCGGTGATAGCAGCGCTTGTGCCCGCGCCAAAAGCGAGGGGCTCTGAGAACACAATTGAGCACAAAGCGTTTCCGGGCGGGGCTATTGATTTTGTCGGCGCGAACTCTCCGGTTGATCTGGCATCGCGCCCCAAGCGAATAACACTGGCCGATGAGGTTGATCTATACCCAGCCGATGCAGGAGGGATGGGCGACCCGCTGGCGCTGGGAGAGGAGCGCTCGTCCTCGTTCAAGTCCCGGCGCTTGAATGTGCGCGCCTGTTCGCCCTCAAGTGAAGAAACATCGGTGATTTACCGCGAGTATCTGGCGAGCGACCAGCGCAAGTGTTTTGTCAAATGCCCGCACTGCGAGACAGAGCAAGTGCTCTATTGGTCACGCGAAACCATCCAGTGGGACAAGGACGAGAACGGCAACCACTTGCCACATACAGCGCGCTACTACTGCACTGGGTGTGGTACTGGGTGGAGTGAGGCTGAGCGTAAGAAGGCCATCGCGGCCATTGCGCAAGAGTCGCATGCGGGGTGGAAACAAACAAAACCATTCGTGTGCTGCGGTAAAACCCACCGTCCGCTTGAATGGAGTGATAGCGAGAACTGGGATGAGCGGGGGCGCTCCCATTGCCCGGACTGTGGCAAGCAGTCACCCTATGACGGGCATGCGGGGTTTCAGGTTTCAAAGCTGTACTCGTCGCGCCAATCATTACCGGATGTGGTGCGTGAATATCTGGTCAGCTACAACCGCCCGACGCTATACCGGAAATTCGTCAACACAGCGCTGGCCGAGGTGGTGAAGGAGGCGAAATTCTCCATGAGCGCCGAGGCGCTTGAGGAGCGGGTTGAGAACTACAGTGCGGAGGCACTTCCTGCCGGCGTCAGGCTATTGGTTGCGGGGGCGGATACGCAGGACGACCGTTTGGAAATGACCGTCATTGGCTATGGCAACGACGAGGAACAGTGGGTGATCGAGCACATTGTGCTTGATGGTGACACTTCTAGGAAACGGGTGTGGGATGACTTTGACGATGCGCTTCGGCGAACATACACAACTGAAGATGGGCGCGCCTTACGCATTAGGGCAGCGGCGATCGACAGCCAGGGACACAGGGCAGCTATTGTTTACGCCTTTTGCGCTAAGCGGAAATATCGCCGTATTTACGCAACCAAAGGGATGAGCAATCGCAGCGGGGCGCGGCAGATTTGGCCAAAAACACCAAGCCGCACCAAGAACAGCGGGCAGCATCTTTACATCGTCGGCGTCGATACTGCCAAGGATTTAATCTCAGCCCAGCTCAAAAACAAACCGGATGTAGACGGCGCGCCATCCCCCAACACCATCCACTTTCCAGCAGAAGGGCTTTCAGCTGATTACTTTTCGCAGCTCACGGCTGAGCACGCCATCGCCAAGGACGTCGGTGGGCGCAAGGTGCGGCTATGGGAGCTGAAGAAAGAGGGGGCACGCAACGAGGCTCTCGACTGCATGGTGTATGCCAGCGCAGCGCGACATTCGTTGCCAAACCGGCTGCGCAGCAAGAGCAATATTGCCAAGCCCGCGGGCCGCAAACCATCAGGCGAATTGGTGCGTCATGTGCGCAAGCCGCCCAAGACAGGGGGGCATAATCGATTTCGGAGCAGATTTAAATGACAAAAGCCAAAGCCCGCATCAGTGCAAACAAAGCTGCGGCGCCTGCACGATTGAAACGGGCGCAAATGCGTTACTTACGCGGTGATGCCAGCGGTGTCCTTGCGCAGCGCGTGGTAAGCAATCGCGCAGGCTCGGAGGATGTGCGCACATCTGCTTTGCGGGCCTCCGCCTTGGCAACGGATTTTCTACATAACAGCGGCTGGATCGCTGGCGCCTGCGATCAGGTAATCACTGATACAATCGGCGAGGGGCTGCGGATTAACTACAAGCCCGACCTGTCAAAGTTTGAATACAGTGACAAGGAGGCGCGAGAGTTTGCGCAGGAAGTGGAGCGCAAGTTTCGCGCCTATGCTGAAAATCCTAAAGAGGTCGATTTGGCAGGCGAAAAGACCCTTGCCGAAATGGATGATGGCGTTTGCCGCTACTTCCTGAGCAAGGGCGAGGCCTTTGGTGTTTTCAGCTACTTAGGGGCACGGGAACGGCAGCGCTACGGCATTGAAAGCGGGACTAAAGTAACGCTTGTTTCGCCGCGGCTTTTGAAGTGGGAAACGAACAAACTCATAGGCCTGCAGGACGGGATTTTTAAGGATCAGAACGGGCGGCACACAGGTTATCGTTTCATGCGCGAGGATAGTGAAGGGCTTTACGGCCTGAGCGATCATGACATACCTGCGCACAATCGTGCGGGGCTTTGCAATGTTGTGCAGCTGCTGGACCGCTCGGAAAATCCTGATGCCTCGCGGGGTGTGCCGCTGCTAACCGCTGTGCTTAACAATCTGGGCTATCAGGAGCAATTGGGTAATGCCACGCTTGCAACAGCGCTTTCGCAGGCAATTATGGCGGCAACGGTAAAAAGCCCAGATGCTTCGCGAGAAGTGTTCGAGGCGTTTCAGGTTCTTGATGACGACGAAGAGCTGGCAAATGGTCTGAAGGATCTCTGGACTGCGCGGCTTGAGCAGCTGGCGGGAAGTGAGATCAATCTATCCTCTGGCGTACGGGTCAACCATTTAGCGCCGGGGGAAGAGTTTGAGCTGCATTCGAGCAAAACGCCTAATCCGCACTATGTCGCGTTTTTTCAGAACCTCTTGCGCGAAGTTGCGCGGCGCATCGGGGTTACCGCATCCAACATGACCATGGATCACAAGGGCGAGACCTATTCCAGCGTGCGCATGGCCTATGCCTCGATCTGGCCGATTGTAAAGCGCCGTCGCAACCGGGTCGTGGCACCGCTGACCAAGACCGTGTTCGCCAACTGGCTGGATGAGCAAATCGGGCGCGGACTGATCGCGTTTCGCGGCGGCTATGAGGCTTTTCGTGCAAACCGTACCTACCTAAGCCAAGTGGAAGTGCTCGGGCCTGCGGCACCATCGGCAGATGATGAGAAAGCGGAGCGGGCGCGCAAACTACGGCTGCAAAACGGGGTCACCAGCCTGCGGCGCGAGTGCTCTCGTGAAGGGCTGGATTATGACTTGCTGCTGCAAGAGCGGATTGAAGAGCGCGACCAACTGGTTGAGGCCGATCTCCCCGTTCCGTTTGAGCCAGCAAAGGGCGGCGATGGCGGCCCCAATGGTGGAGCCGTACAAGGGGAGAGAGACGCTAAGAAAAGCTAGGATTACTTTTTAGTTTTTCTAGGAAAGGTATAATATCTGGATAGCAATCTGAGTCGACAAAATTTAATTCTTCAATCATCACACATTCATTTGCGCTACCATGGTGTGCGACATAGTAAACAAGAAGCGTGATTTCCCAGTCGAATAAGGAGCTTCTAAGATCTTCTGCCTGTTTTAACTTGGAGTATTCATCAAGTTCTATGGATGCTTCGCTGCTAATATCCTTGAGGTAAGTAATAATTATTTGGCATAATGGCTTAAGGTATGCGACGTTTTCCGTCTGATCTTTGCGGATTAAGGCAAACACAGCCTTCTCAATAGCGACGAAACCACGCGGCTCGTCATTTCCGGAAACGCTTGGAATATAAAAATCGCTGCGAAATGAGTTTATTTGCGAGAGAGTAGTAGTTAATCGTCGCGCCTTCTTCGTTTCTTGCAGCTCTTGCGTCTGTTGTTCAAGAATCCTCTGGGTGTCCGCGCGTTCGGCTTTTACTATGGCCAGCTCTTGCCGCTGCAAGATGATCGCTATTGCAAGGCCGATGAACGCTAGTCCTGAGAATAAGGCGTTCACAGCCCCAAAGCTGTCGCCAAATGTTCCGCGTTCTGCAGGGGTGCTTGATGGTTGAGAAAAGAAAATACTCCCTAGCTGAGAGAAATCTAAATAGCCAAGCCGGGCAAATTGGAAGTTAGCTAGCCAAGCCGCAATAGCGCCTCCAATGATAACAATCAGTAAAAGCCAAACCAGACTTGCCCGAAGTACTTTTAAGAACGCCATTACAAAACTCCTAATTGAATGGCCGCAGGCTACACCCAATCCTTAAACCTGAAAAGAGGGCGCATGAGCGAGAAAGACTGGTGCCTTGAGGCTGAGCGCCTGCGGGCAATTTATGAAGAAGTGCGCGATGGCAACAAAATCACAGAGAGCCGGTTTGGCGAGGATTACACCCGCTATCAAAACGCCAGCTTAAGCACGATCCGCGCAGATTTAAACGAGGCGGAGCAGCGCTGTGAGATGCGGCAAAATAAAGGCAAGCGGCGGCGTTATGCAGCCCGCCTCCGAGCACGGAGATACTGATAAATGAACATTTACCGAGACGGGCAACTATACCTCTACGGCTTTGTAGGGGATAGCTTTTGGGAGAGCGGCTTTACCTCTACCCAAGTGATTGAGGCGCTTGCTGAACATGGCCGTGAAGAAGATTTAACCGTGCGCATGGATTCAGGCGGCGGCTATGCCATGGAGGGGCTAAGCATTTACAACGCACTCTCGGCCCATAAGGGCAAGGTCACTGTGCAGGTGGACGCCATGAGCGCCTCTGCGGCATCCCTCATTGCCATGGCCGCTGATGAGGTGGTGATGATGCCAGGTTCTTTGATGATGATCCATGACCCGGCAGGGATCACATGGGGGACGGCTGAGGACCATGAAGACACCGCTAACCTGTTGAATTTGCAAGCTGAGGAATTTGCTGGAATTTACGCCGCAGCCTCGGAAAAATCGGTTGATGATGTGCGCGAGCTGATGAAAGCCGAAACGTGGATGAACGGCAAAAAGGCTGTTGATGAAGGCTTTGCTACATCATCGAAGGACGGCAAGAGCCGAACCACCGCTTGTAGCCCCTTTAATTTCACCATGTATGCAAATGCGCCCAAGCGCTTAATGCAAATGGCGCAGCGCAAAAACTGGACCAATGAACCGGGGCCTCAGGCCTCACAACCCCTTGATACAGAGGATAGCGAAATGAAGCCTGAAGAGCTGGAAAAGATCAAAATGGAAGCCAAGGAAGCGGGTGTGAAAGAGGGCGCTGCCGCTTTCATGAAGCTGCATAAAGAGGTTATGGCTTTGCCAGAAGCTATAGCGCAGCCAAAGCTGGCTGAGCACCTGATGGAGCAGGGCCTTGAATTTGATGCGATTAAAGCAACGCTCGAAACGCTAGAAAAACAAACAGATAGCGAAGCCACGGCGGATAATAACCAGAGCGCGGACGAAGCCTACACCCAAATGCGTCAAGCAGGAGCAGGCTTGGGCGGCACGTCCGCTCCGCAAAAGCCGCGTATGAGCCGCGGGGATGTCTTCGAGGCCCGGCGCAAGCTGATGCGGGCCGCCTAATTTCCGTAACACCTTCACCTAAACCGACGGGTCGCGATAAGCGGCCTTTTTTAATGGGAAAATTCACATGACGAAGACAATGCGTGCGCGTGATCTGTCCTTTTTGCTTTCTGAAGCATCCGGTAATCGCTCTCGCGAAACCGTGACTTTGAGCGGTAGTGATGGCCTGATTGCAGCCGGAACAGTGCTGGGCAAAATGACCGCCTCGGGCAAATATAAGCCAGCCACAGCTGCGGGCAATGACGGCGCTGAGAAGGGCGCTGCTGTGCTCTGTTATGCCGTCGATCCGGGCGGACAAGACGCAGAAGTGGTGGTCATTGCCCGTGACGCAGAGGTGAAAGAGCCGCTTTTGGTGTTCCACACCTCGGTCAACACTGGCGCCGAGATAACAGCGAAACGGGATGAGCTGGCAGAAGCCGGCATCATCACGCGCTAATCCATCCATTTTCAGATGTTAGGAAAAAACGAATGCCTGATGATATTTACATGTCTGACCCGTTTAGTGTTGAGAACCTCACGATCGCGCTGAACGAAAACCCAACGCCTCCGGGGCAGATTGGCGCCTCAGGCCTGTTTGAGGAAGAAAGCCTCTCAGAGACTTACGTGAGCATTGAGCGTCAACAGGATGATCTGGCGCTGGTTGGCTCTAGCGCGCGCGGTGGCCCCGGTGAGACGACTGGCGACGAGCGCCGTGATGCGTTTAACATCAACATCCCGCACTTCCAGCGAGATGATTTGGTGAGCGCGGATAGCGTGCAGAATGTGCGTGAATTCGGCACTCAAAACACCCCGGAATCCGTGCAGGCTCGCATTGTGAAGAAAGCGCAAAAGCACGCGCGTGATCTTGACAACACGCTTGAACACCAGCGCTCGGGCGCCATTGCCGGGATTGTGACGGATAAGAACGGGCTGGAGCATGCGAACCTTTACCAGCAGTTTGGTTACGCCACCCCCGACGCTGTCCAGTTTGATAAAACGGACAAGACTAAGCTGTTGGGCAAGGTATTTGATGAGCTGACGTTCTCGATTGAGGACGATCTGGACCGCGCATACAATCGCTTCCATGCGTTCACCGGCAATGAGTTCCATACTTGGCTCTGGAACCATGACCAAGTGCGCGAGACGTTCCTTAATACCAATTCGGCAGGCCAGTTGCGCCAAGCAACGCCGGATGTATTCCAGTTCGGAGGCTTTACCTTTGAACGCTACAAAATGGGCAAGAATGCGCGTAAGGCCAATGGCGGGTCCTCCTACATCGCCTCAAATCAAGCGCGTGTAGTTCCGTTTGGTGTGCAGGATATGTTTAAAACCTGTTTTGGCCCTGCCGATTACGTGGAAACCGTGAATACTCTGGCCCTACCATTGTATCTAAAGCAGTTCCCGACGCCGAACGGCAAAGGGCGGCATATCGAGGTGCAGATGAACGCGATTTCGCTCTGTACCCGTCCGCAGGCCCTGCGCAAACTGACACTGGTCTAGGGGGCGCTCATGAGTAAAACAATTGCAATCATGCACCCCGGCGGGCTGCTTCTACCCGGCGAGGTGTTGGGCGAGGAAGAAGTAGTCCAGATAGATGGGGGCACACCGGTTGAGGTGCCTCGCTCATACGGCGAACACCTGATCGAGGACGGGCTAGCGTTTGAGGTTGAGGACGAGTCTGACCCCGAACATGAGCCAGACGGCGAGCAAGCCACTTGGACGAAGGAAGACCTAGAGGCCTTTGAGCGTGACGAGCTTGTCACGATCGCTGAAACGTTCGAATACGAGCCGCCAGCGAACATCAAGGCTGAAACCTTAATCAAGAAAATTCTTGAACTGCAAAGCTAACAGAGGGCGCGGGGAAACCCGCGCTCTCCCGCTATTGATGGGGGCAAAATGCAGCCTGAAACACGCAAGCACCTAGAACAGGCCGCAGCTGATAATACTCGGCGGTGGGGCGAGCTGGTTGAGCTCAAGTTTCTTAGCGAGGGCCGTGCCGACGGGACGCGTCAGAACCAGACTGTGCTTGCCGTTATTAAAGAGGCGGGCTCCAAGCGCACGAGCGCTACAGGAGGGCGCTCTGATAAATGGCAGGGGCGCATTCAAAAAACACCGATGCAAGCCTACATCGCAAAGAGCCTTTACCTTGAGGGGCCTCTCATTTTCAAGGGTGACAAACTTCGCGCTGTCGAGCGTGAGGGGAAGCCTTTTTTTGAAGTGGCTGCGGCCAACTACGATAACCCGATACGTATTATTTTGGAGCTGGCCAGCGCATGAGTATCACCCGAATTGCTTTGCGCTACTGTCTCGTTGAGGCCCTTAAAGGGGCAACCGAGGCAGGCGATAATGTCGAGGACAGCGCTATTGGAGCGCTAAACGTGGACGAGGGCGGCATCACTACGAATAAAGAGGCGCCGTTTATATCGATCTACACCGACGAAGCCGAAACGTCTTTTAGCGATGGCGGTTTGCAGCTGCTAGGCAGCGCTAAAACGGATGTAATCATTGAATGGGGCATATCCTCTGCAATGACGGAAACGGACCCTGAGACTGGGCAAGATACGTCAGTAACCGGCATCCCGCAAACCGACGACAATATGGAATTTACGCTAGACCTGATGGGGCGGCAGATCTGCGATGCCTTGCTGCCTAACTCGTCAAAATATGCAGAATATTTCCAGTTGCTTACGCAAAAAGCGGAGAACATGAAGCGCGAGCGCATCGCTTCGGATACAGACGGCCTGCGCTTGGCTGCGCATCGTATTGTACTCGGGCTTGAGCTGCTTGGCGATCCGGTTGCAGGTGACCTGTCTTTGCCTAATCCTTACCCTGAATTACTGGCGGATATGGCCGCTAATGCAGGGAACGACGCGTCTGTGAAAGCGCGGCTAATCCTCCAACTGCTTGGGGGCGCGGTGGATGATGCACGGCGCTACCAGTTAGAAAACGGGCGCTCTGATGCTGAGCTGACCGCGATAGGGCTCTAGCGTGATGGATGAGTATATCGAAGAGCTGGCCGATACAATCGCCGGATTGCGGGCAGACATCGAGGAATTGCGCACCAAGCTTGCGCAAATGATACAGGTAGGGCCGGTTGCTGAGATCGATAGTGAGAAGGGCTACCGGGTGCAGCTGGGTTTGCAGGAGGACGGCAGTCCGTTTTTATCGCCTTGGTTGCCGCATCCTGAGACCGGAAAAACATCCATCCCGCTGAAAATGGGCCAGCCGGTTGGGGTACTGTCCCCCAACGCAGACCCGCGCCAGGCCCTGCTTTTGCGCGGCGGCTATGGCGGCGACAACACCAGCCAAAACGACGACATGCAGGCCAATGTTTTCAAAGACGCTGGCGTGACAGTCTCAGTTAAAGGCGGGCGCTTGCAGATTGAGGCGGAGCAGGCGGTTTTAATCAAAATTGGCGGAGTGACACACGAAATCAGCGCTCAGGGCGCTGCAACCAACGGCGGGCGCATTGAGCATGACGGGAAAAACGTTGGTTCGACGCACGTGCACAGCGGCATTTTCCCCGGGAAAGCGGACACGCAAGGCCCGCACTAGGAGCTTACACATGACCAAGAAAAGCTATGCACTGCGCGATGAAAGCGCGGTGATTAATGGCGCACGCGCAAACAAAAGCGCTCAGATGACGCCAACAGAGGCTGAGTACTACCTAGCCTGCGGTCTGGTTAACGAGCCGCAGACAAAACGCAAGCCAGAGCCCAAATCACAGCCCGCAAAAGAGCCTTCCTAATGGCGGGGATTGATATGCGGACCCGCAAGCCCATCGGGTCGCTAGAAAGCGCTTTGCAGGGGGTTGAGGTGATCTTCTCGACTGAGCGCTTTTCGCGGGTCATGCGACGCTTTTTTGGAGCGGGGTTGCCCCAGCTATTGGGGCGACGGCTATCACCCAAGTTATTTGCCGCCTTCTCTCAATTGGCGGTGGTTGCAATAGGCCATTGGGAGCCGCGTTTCAAAGTGCGCCGGGCCACAATTAAACCGGACGTCGAGGGAGCAAGACGCGGGGAAATCACTTTGATGATTGAGGCAGACTTTCGCCCCCGCGCCCACTTGGCCCCGCCGGATTACCGCGTTGAACGAACAGTTAATTTCGGCCTGACCCTCAGCGATGAGGGGGCAGCAGCACAGCAACTATAGAGAGCGATTGAATGTCAAAGATGCCGCCACCCAATTTGATTGATAGCGTTGATTACGAAACCGCTCTGGCGGAGATGGTCGCAAGCCTTAAAGCTCGGTTTCAGGGTGCTGGTATCGCGTTTGATGTTGAGGCGCTGGAGACTGATCCTGCGGTGATAATCGCACAGGAGTTTGCATATCGCCTTACCCTGTTTGAACAGCGGCTCAACGAGCGCTTTGTGAGCTATCTGATCGACTATTCCAGCGGAGCCACGCTTGACCAGCTAGCGGCATTTTACGATGTGAAGCGCGTGACGGGCGAGGGGGACGAACGGCTGCAAAAACGCACAAGGCTCGCTATTGCTGGGCGTAGTGCAGGCGGTCCCGCAGAGCGCTATAAATCAATCGCTTTCAACGCCTCAAGTGATGTGAGAGACGTTAAAATTTACTCGGACCCGCACGGAATTGATCCGTCCATTCATGTGGCCGTGCTCTCTACAGCTACCGGGGGTTATGCCAGCGATGATCTGCTTCTGAGCGTCGAGAATGCGCTGCAAGCCAAGCGGGTGACCAGTGACCGTTTTCATGTAGCCTCGGCGGTGCGTAAAACAGTCGATGTGGCGCTTGATATCTGGCTGACACCGGACGCGAGCGAGAGCGCGCTAGAAGGGCTTGGGGATGCGCTGCGAGGCTGGTGGGAAAATCAGGATTTGCTTGGGCTGGACCTTAATCATTCCGACATAATCACCGCCGTTAAAACCATTGGTTCGGGGGCAATCAGTAATGTGAAAGTTGTTTCGCCACAAGGCGATACCGAGGCATGGCCTGCTGAGGCGCTGGCGCTTGGCTTGATCGATGTGCGTTTTAAAGGGCGGGGGCGATAATGAGCGATTTGTTGCCGGGTAATGCCACCCCATGGATGCGCGAGACAGCTGCCGCAGGCGCCGCCGCGCTTACGTCTACCGAGCCTTATCTTGAACAGCTAGGCCAGAAATTCCACAATCCCAGCCCGTCACTGGTTCCCTACCTGATCTGCGAGGCGGGGCTTGGGATCCTCTCGCCCTATGTGCCGAACCTCTACGAGCTCTATTTTGATGGCATCCGCTGGCAGCGACTGCGCGGTGATATCCGTGCCGTACATATGGGGCTTGGCTTTATCGGCTATGAGGGCCGGATGGAATGGGCACCAAGCCGCCGCAGGCGCTGGCATAATGACCAGCTGGAACTGGCGCGCCTACCG